AGATCGCGCAAAAAGGTAGTGATCAACTTTTAAACCTTTAGCTTGTAATTCTTTTGTAAGATAGTCGGCAAATTGGTTTTTTCCACAGTTTATTTTTCCGGAAATTAAGATAACTTTCTTCATATGAACAACTCCTTTCAATGTTATCTTTTTATGTTTTAAATAACTTCATTTAAAAGCTGCGCCGATATGTCCACATAATCGACACCCAAACGACCCTCCGTAATTGTTCCTTTGGTTAGTTTAACCTTGCCACATGAACAAGAACCATCTTCTTCCACAATCGACTGACAATGAACACACTTAACTTTTTTAGTAATCTTCATAAATTCCTCTCCTTATTAAAATTCATCATTATCTTCATCTTCATCTTCATTTTCTATTTTTTCATTTAGCTCTTTAAATATATTATCGATGCGCGATACGTAATCTCCATCGTATTCGAACTCATCATCATCATGATCAGTATAATCTATAATTATTCGCCCGCAGATTTGACATTTTAGAGGATGATTAGGAATTTCGTTGGCTGACTTAAAAGTATAAACACCCAAACCGCAAACACACTCTACTTCTAAAAAGCAATCACTAAATACTTTATCATTATTTTCAGGATGTTCTTCTTCCACCATATCTATTTTTTCTTGAATAATCTTTTTATAATAATTTTTAATTTCTTTAGCTGTACATGAAGATTCTCGTTTCCCGTTTTCCATAATATCATTAAACCGCGAACTATCCAAACAAAGATCAAGACCACGAAGATTAATATTAATTCCATTTTCTTCTAAGGAATTAATAACAAGCGTTTCGATTAAATTAATCCCGCTTATATATCCAACTAGCCAGTCTTTGTTTTTAACAACAATTGGCACCCATTGAGATCGATTATTAACTTTTGGTGGTTTATAGTGCATAAATCCTCCTTCTTTGGGAGTATTTATACACCAACAAAACTATTTTTACCATAACGGAAGATTTCAAGTATTTCTTTAATTTGAGATTCGTCAAGCAGTTGAATATATCTTTCGGCGTCGGCAAGTCCAACTTCAAAATATTTGGCAATAAACCTTTTTTCGTCTTGAGACAAGTCTTTTTTCTTTCCAATATATTTGAAAAACTGTCTTCTTTTAGGTAGGAATGAAAAGAAATATCTAAAGTGAGTTCTTTTAGGAAGATCGTACCTATTGACTTCATTGACAATAGGCACGAAAACTTCCGACATTGATACAAACCGATTAATCATATACGGTTTATAACCACTATTAATTTCTTCATTGTCAAAATCAAGGTCTTGGTTACGTTCTGTTAAAGCCTTGAGATAATCAAATAGTTCCATTATCAATCCTTTTTATCGTCAACCAAATTAACTAAATCTAAATCTTCAACAAATTCAGCGGCGGCTTCTTGAACAGCATCATAAATTTTATTCAAAAGAGCTTTTTGCTTTCTCTTACTAAAACCGTCAACATCAGGAATCTTTTCTTCAAGTTTGTTCACAATTTTTTCCTGGTATTCATTGTTTTGAATTTTGTCTAAAACCGTATTCTTAATCTTTGGCCAGACCCATTTATTCACAATTTTAAGTAAAAATTTATTCATACTCTCCCCCTTATGGTTTAACAATCAAAAACCTTTTTTGTTCTTTTCTTAAAACTCTACAGTCTATATGTACCCAACTCATTCCATCAAAGTCTTCTAATGTTGTTATATATTGAAATGATCCCTCTTGTGGGTTGTCTAAAATTGTTTTTCTAATTTTAGACGAATCAATACCCGCAATATAAAAGTCCAAAGCTCTTCCAAATGTGTGTTGAGAATATTTACTAAAATTTAACGATTTCGGGTTTCTAACGCCCGACCAATACCGATCGCCGCCTACATGCCAATTATTAATTGTCATTGGCTTCCCAAAATATTCTCTTATAGCATCTGCTGTCCAAAGCATTCGCCAGTCCATTAATGCAATAGATTTATCTCCACGCACGCTATAAGTTGTTTTATCAACAAACTCTTGAACCTTAAAATGCTTTAGTTCGTAATGTTCCATATTTGTATTTGATGGTATATACACATATTGTTTTCTAAAAAATCCCCAGTTCATAATTTCTTTTTTAAACCCCCATAACCTCATAACAGACTTTAGCTATTCTTGATGTTCGATAAAGTATTGCCCGCTTTTTATCTTTAGTCCGCTTAATATCCATAGCCAAGTTAAATTCTTCTTTAGTCAGCTTTTCGCCGTTAAGGTACCATGATTTGTCTCCAGCCGACCATTCAATCGCCGGACCATCTTCTCGGTGGCGTTCGCCGTTAAGGTACCACACTTTGGTTCCATCCGCTCTTTCAACTGCCGGACCATCTTCTCGGTGGAGTTTGCCGTTAAGGTACCATTTTTTGGTTCCATCAACGATTTTCAATTCACTTTTAGGCATTTTCAAATCCCATAACCTCATAACAGACTTTAGCTATTCTTGATGTTCTATAAAGTATTGCCCGCTTTTTATCTTTAGTCCGTTTAATATCCATAGCCAGTTCAAATTCGTCTTTAGTCAATTCATCGCCGTTAAGCCACCACTCTTTGGTTCCATTCGACCATTCAATCGCTGGACCATCTTCTCGGTGAAGTTTGCCGTTAAGCCACCATACTTTGGTTCCATCTTTTAGAATTTTCAATTTACTTTTGGGCATTTTTAATTCCATCAAATATATTTATCTTCCCAGTTTTCCTTCTTTTCCAATAAAGGATTAATTGTTTTTAATTCAGTATATCCTTCATCGGGTGTTGGTTCTTCAAAAGATTCTTTCATTCCATCAATAACTGCTTTCCATTTCTTAGCTTCATACCCACGCGACTCTTTCATTCTAAATTCAAGATTACGTTCATTTTCTGTAAACCACATAAAAACAATTTTTGTTCGTCCATACTCGTTAGTTACTAAACCAAAGCTGTTTTCAAAATCACGAACAACTTTAACAATCTCTTTTCTTCTTTCGGCTTTAATATGTGTTTCGTCTACAATAACATCTAGTCCATATTCAAGAGCGTGTTCAATAGCTTTATTGGTTGCTTGCTTGATGAAAGGTTCAAATCGAAAATCAAAAATATATTCTCCGCCTTTAATCATGCTTCGATAAGCATCCCGATTAATAATAACCGTATCATCGTTCTCTTTTGCAAAATTTTTAGACCAAGTACTTTTTCCGCTACCGGGCAAACCAATTGTAATGTATACGGTACTCATATATCAATCTCCACAATTTCAGATTCAATTTCTTTAATATTAAATTGATCACGCGTAAACGGGAGTTTGAGTCCTTTTTTCTTCCACTTTTCTATAAACCTTTTTTTAGACTCCTTCCAAGGATCATTAAAAACGCCCATACCCGAAGATTGGTGATAAATCAAAATATCAGCTACCGCAATTTTATATCCTAGTTCTTGGGCATTAAAACAAAAATCAATATCATAAAAGTCCGAAGAATCATAAGTTTTATCGTCAAATGCAAGACCTTCTTTAAGAAATTTTCCTTTAGTTATCATCATACATCCATCGACACAAACAACATCATCGAAATATCCAATTGCTCCTTTTTGTAGATGGAATCCTTCTCCCTGACCACCACCTTCTTTTCCTTGAATAAGATGGCCGCGCATTTTATCTGGAGTTGTCATCCACCAACCCCCGCGATCCGTTATTTCAATAGCCCCAGTCACCCCTAAAATAGCAACATCATTTTTTTCCGAAAAAACAAGTTCAACTTTTTCTCTAAACACGTTATCTAAAATACCAACATCTTCATGCATAAAAACTACAATATCGTCGTCTTGTAAATCGTTTTGTAAAGCGGCTTCAATACCAGCATTATATTTTTTGAAAATATTTTCTGGGTGTGATGGATCTTTTTCAAACACCTGTAAAGCTTGAACTCCAATTTTTTTCATTGAAGGAGCCGCAAAAACTTGAAACTTTTCATCATTTAATCTTGGAATAATACATTTAAAATTGGTCATTAAACTATCTCCTTTTTCAAAATCTTTTCAATATCATCTTTATTGGACTATAAAATACTCATCAATTCCAATAAACACGCCGTAAAACTGATTTCTTTGTCGATAACGTGGACTGAGCGAAACGCATATTCGGCGATTATAAGTATTGCTTGAGCCTGTTTTGATTTTTCTAACAAAGGAACAAAGTTGTCAAAAAGTTGACGATACATTTCATCAAAATTATAGTTCCTTTCAATAACATATTTTCTAGCTTCTGTTAACTTTCTGTTTAAAATCATATCATAAAACTCTGAATCTACTTTTTGAATATTAAAAACACCTTGGTCAATAACACCAGACGTTTTGGAATATTGTTGAAGAAGATTGATCATTTTACGAATATCTGGATAAAAAGTTTCAACAAGTTTTTGAATAGTTTCAACTTTATGTTCAATCTTTTCAAACTTTAATATTCCACAAAGTCTTTTAACAATAATCGGTTTAAGAGCTTTTTGAGAATCTATATCCGCCATATTAAAATCAACCGGCTGACATCTTGATTGAATAGCTCCAATAATCTTTGTAATATAATTGCAAATTAAAATAAACCGGCAACTATCTTGAAATTCTTCCATGAATACTCGCATAGCAGCTTGAAGCTCTGGTGTCGAACCGTCAAATTCATCGAGAACACAAATCTTTTTAGCATTCTCATTTGGGTTGTCACCAAACATCGAATAAGTTGTTGCAAATTTGGCAATTTTATTTCTTAAAGTATCAATACCTCTTTCAAGAGACATATTAATGTAAATATAATCAGTTCTAATTTCGTTAACCAAAGCTTTAGCTACCGTTGTCTTACCAACACCAGGACTCGACGAATAAAGAAGAAGGTTTGGTACTTCCCCTTCTTCAACCATTTTCAAAAAGAAAGATTTGACTTTTGGTGGTAATAGCACCTGATTAACAGTTTCGGGACGATACTTTTCGACCCAAATAGTATAGCTCAATTGCTTTTTACTCATTATTTGTCATTCTCCTTCTTTAACATTTTCTCAAGTTTCGACTTATTCGATTTCACAATCTTTTTAACAGACGTTAAAGTCATTTGTAAACTTTTAGCAGTTTTTTTAAACGAGTTTTGTTTAATATATTCTTTAAGAACTTCTGTTACTTTTTTAATGCTTGGTTTTTTTGGTTCTTCATTATTATCTACATTTGGTCTTTTCGTCTTATTTCCATTCTTAACAAGACGACGAAGCATTCGAGCCATTTGGCGTTTTTGAAGTCTACTAATTCTGTGATTAAGTTTATTAGAATCATATAAAAGTTCGTTTGCTTTCTCTTTGTCGCTTCGTCCTCTAAATAAGCAACGACATGGAATTGGCATTCTAGTTTCTGAATCTATTCCTTCATAACCGCGCCCGTAGCAATGTTTACAAGACTTTTTTGGGTTTTGAATATCGGTTCCATTTTGTTTAGCTATTGTTTTAATAATGTCAAACGGTTGCATGTCTTCTTTCTTGACAACACGACCGTCGCCCATGTCCACAAAAGCGTCAGCGTTTTCTGGAATCTCATATTGAACATCAGTAAGAATTCCCTCACCAGTTTGATATTCTTCATCAAAGTTTTCTGGTTCAAGAAATTGAGATTCTTCTGGCGTTTCTTGATTTTGGGGTTGTTTTGAGAGTTCTTCTTCTGTCATATAATTTTCTCCTTAATCCTTAACTCGGCCGGTATAGATATTCAAACTGATATTTTCATCTACTAAAGAAATTTTAACAAATCCGGTTGCAATAATTTCAATAATATAATCTCTCTTTATTGGTAAGTTTTTAAACGTATCCGAAAACATAACAAAGTCTATTTCTTTATCAAAATCACTCAGATTTTCGGCTTTAAATGTTTTTTCAAAAGTATTATCGTGAAGATTGTTAAAAATCTTAATAGTTAATTTATGGCCATTGCCAAAAACTTGAGCCTTTTTAGAATTAATAAGTCCAAGCATTTTAAGAAATTCATCAAGTTCATCTGATGTAATTTTAATACGAACATCTGGATCCTTAAATTTAATAGAACGCGGACCAGCTGGAATTGCATCTGGTGAAGAAAGTAAGTAACTTGATTTCGAACTTCCTTCTTTTAATATAATACTTTTTTGTTTAATGGAAATTTCTGGTTCGCCAAGTGCTTTAAAATATTGGTAAAACTCTGGATAATTATAAAAAGCAATTTCATTTTCTCCAAAATCAAAATATTCTTTTGGAGCCTTCAATTGGTAAGCGATTGTTGATTCGCTGTCAGCACGACTCACAAATACATTTCCATCATCGTCTTTTTGAAACACAACTTGAGTATTAATAGCCGACAAATCTTTCAAAAGATCAAACAACTCACTATTATACTGAACTTTTGGCATATAAAACTCCTTGGTTAAAATTTACTCTATTCTTTCACCGCGCCTAAATCGGTGTATTTTAACTAAACGACCATTCCAAAACCTAAGCTTTATACCAACTTCTTTAAATAAAACTTTTGTCTTTTTAGCGTTCTCTATCCAAATATCATGATTATTCTCGTCCCATATTCTGTCGACAATAACTTCTCTAATTCCAGATTGAACTATAGCCCTTGCGCAATCCATACAAGGAATTCCGTTAGTATACATTTTACAACCTTTTAGTGATGTTCCTAACAAAGTCGCGTTGTAGATTGCGTTTCTTTCAGCGTGTTCAAACCAAAAATACTTTTCTGGTCTTTCTTGTCTTTCGGGTTTATTATCTTTGGCTCTTCTTGGAAAGTTGTTATATCCTATTGATCGAACTTCATTATCAAGACCTATTACAACAGCCCCAACATGAGAAGAAGCATCCTTGCTTTTCATTGCTACAAGATACACCATATTCATGTAATAATCATCCCAATTCATAATCAACTCCTTTCAATAATTCTTTTAAATTATAACATATTCATTCTTGATTGTCAACTATTATGTACATTTTGAAAACCCACACGACTTACATACAAAACAGCCATTTTCATAAACTAACTGAGCCCCACACTCACTACATTCTTCCGAAGATTTAGTACCATCTTTAATAAATCGTTTTAAAGATCGCGAAAGACTTTTGGCAAAACAAAGCAAATCTCCTTCAACTTTATTAAGCTGTTCACAAATAAAGTTAATGGGTACTCTATGACGAAGCGATGTAGATACCATTCTCGTAAGCGCGTCTTCGCCTTCTGTCGTATCTTTAGTAAAGTTTTCAATAACATCCCCACTATCCAATATCAAGTCGTAATGACCTCTTTTCTTTCGAACAATCTGACCAGAAGAACTTTTATGTTTCCCATTCTCAATAGCAAATATTTCGTAAGGCATGTCGTCCATAACACCAATGATAACCATATATTGAAAATGTCTTATCTTATCAAGCTTTTTAGAAATATTAGTATGATAAATTTCACAAGGCAATTCTTTAGGTCTTTTTGGAGCTTCTCTTTCGCCAACATTTTCCTTATTGATTAAAACGCCAGACCGGCTTCCTTCACGATAAACTGTAATGCCTTTTAACCCATTTTTCCAAGCTGTTTGATAAATTTGGGCTACATTTTCTTTCGTAGCGTTTTTAGGAAGATTAACAGTACTGCTAATGGAATGACAAATATGCTTTTGAATTCGACCTTGAAACTTGACTCTTTGAGTCCAGTCAATATCATTTGCCAATGAACCAAACCAAGGAGATTTTTCAAACTTAGTTTTTCCAGTTATTTTTTGCCACATTTCAAATTTCGGATGAAGAACTTCATACTCTTGCCACTTGTCTCCACTCTGATCAATAAAATCAACATGCGTATCATCTGTATTAAGTTTTCTTCTTCTGGTATATCTAACTTGAAAAGTTGGTTCAACGCCGGATGAAGTTCTTGTAAGAATAGATATTGAGCCTGTAGGGGCAATGGTTGTTAAAGCAATATTTCTTCGACCATATCGTTTCATTAAATTAAAAAGAGACTCATCTTCCTCTTTAATTCTTTGAATGAATGGGTGATCCTTTTCCTTGTCATAGCTATATCCTTCAAACGGTGACATTTCTTTTGCCATATTAACAGAAGAACGATATGCTGAAAGCTTCATTTGTCTCATAATAGATTCAGCAAATTCAATGCTTTTGTTACTTCCATATTTTAAACCAACAGCCGCAATTGTGTCTCCCATGGCGGTTATACCTAATCCGGTGCGACGACCTTCTTCATTATGTTTACGAATAATTTTCCACAGACGAAGCTCGTCTTTTTTGATTTGTATGTCTTCTGGATCAGACTTTATTTTTGCAATGATTTTATCAATCTTCTCTGTTTCCAAATCAACAAGATCATCCATGAGTCGTTGAGCAATTTGAACATGGTTATCAAACTTCTTGTAATTGAATTTAGCTTTTTTTGTAAAAGGGTTGTCAACATATGAAAAAAGATTTATAGACATGAGCCGACACGAATCGAGAATACTTAAATTTAATTCACTACAATTGTGGGTAACACAATGACTTAAAGAAAAACACTGGTGTTTATCAAAAACTTCTATGTCCCAAACATCTTCATACATGTCTGTAGCATATACATTTTTAACTTTAACATAATCCATTGGTTTCACATTTAATTGAAATTCAGTATGTTTAATAATTTCAAGCAAATTTTCTTTGTGTTTAGACATACTAAAAAAACAATTAGCAAAATGTTTTTTGGATGCAAGATCGTTAATTACAAGATCTATCCTTGAATATGTTTTATTATAATCCTTGCCATTTGGAAATGTAATTTTTCTAGGTTTAATATTTTTTAAAGTAGACTTTATACCAAAAAATCCTAATATTTCTGAAATATCACTTAACAATTTTTTACGTGATGAAGAAGCTGAAAAACTGATTCGGCTTTGTTTGTTTTTAACATATACCCCACCATCAGCCGAAAAATACCCATTAATGATACCACATATAAATTCCTCAGAAGCTTCGCATATAAGACGTTTAGATATACCTTGTTCTTTACTAGGATTATAAAACTTTTTTAAGTAATCATCAATTTTTGAATTGCATGTACTAAATTCATAAAATAGATTTTTAGAAGTTTGCCTTTCACGAAATTTTCCTACATATCCAAATTTATCTTCCATTATTTGAATCAAATATTCGGCAATTCCATCTTTATAATCCTCCGAAGAACAAATCATTCCATATTGCGCTCTACCGTTATCAGACCGGTTTGTAATCCAACCATCTCCAAGTAACCACCCGATCCAAAACCCATCATCAAAATCTCCAAGATCTCCATGAAATATATTGGCCTTTTTAGTTATAGGAAGTCTATGACCAGAACAAAGTTTATCTGTAGTCAATTCTCCTTTATTTGTTGCCCACCGATGTTCTTTCGTACAATAATAAGTCATGCCGGTTTGTAATTCGACGGCATATAATTGTTTATTTTTTCCTGAAAGTCTGCATTTTGCATCTGAAAGTCCATTTTCTAGATTACGTACTTGGAATGTTTGATTTTCTAGATCCTGAATTTCTTTTGGACCTTCTGAAGTTAAAACTAAAGTTCCCTTTCTAAGTGAAGGATTACATCCCTTACTGGCATATTCTTCATATGCATCAGCTGGTGTTTCTCTGGTAATGTTGTCCCAAATAAGTAAACCTGGTTCTCCCATGGCCCACGCGCTTTCAATAATAGTATCCCAAACTTCTTTTGCGCTTACCATTTTAGAAACTTTGGGTTCTCCTTCTAATGGCCATCTGAGTTCATATTCTTTATTTTTCTCCACCGCTTGTAAAAACTCATCAGACAATTTAACTGAAATATTCATTCCAGTAACTTTTGTTAAGTCTCTTTTAATCGTTGCAAAATCTAATATTTGTGGATGATGAACAGAAAGCAAACAAATACCAGCACCTCTCCGATTTTCTTGTCCAACCTCGCGAATAGAATTTGAATATCTTTCCATAAAAGGAACGATGCCAGTTGAGGTTTTGGCCGCATTATTGGTTCTTGTTCCATTTGGTCTTAGCTTATCGATACAAACTCCAACTCCACCGCGGCGTTTACACACATTTACAATTTGTTCATCTACTTTTAAAATTGATGAATAACTATCTTCTGGAATTTCCAAAAAGAAGCAGTTAGAAAGACTAATAATTTGAGCATCATTTCCAATACCAAACATGGGGCTGCCAGCTGGAACAATATACTTAAAATGATCTAATAATTCAAATATATTATCTTCTGTTAAAGGCTCTTTAAACTTTTTGTTTTCAATGCGAGCAAACTCTTTCGCAATACGACGATGCATTTGATCTGGAGTTTTTTCTAACAAATTACCATCAGCATCAGTTAATGCGTATTTTTTGACGAATACATCGGATGCCAGTTCGTCACCATCGAAATATTCAGTTGAAGCTGAAACTGCTTCTTCTCTTGTATAAACTAAATTTGTTTTAGAGAAACCACTTTCCATATATCATTCCCCTTTATTCTAACAAGCGACGCAATTCTAAATTCATAACCTTTTTTTCTACAATAGGCGTCAGCAGATTCCCACTTACATTTATTAATAACGTAAGTTTTAGCTTCATTTAAATATCTTAATCTAGCTTTTCCATTATTATTTTTGGGAGCCTTTGGTGGCCGAATCTGACTTTTTGGTTTAACTTCAACGATAAAAGTTCTTTTTTTGTTATTATTATCTTCTTCTTCAAAATAAAAATCTGGAAAATATCTATGAATTTTTTTGTCAATAGGATTATAATATTCAATTTCAATACATTCATAGTTCCATTTTTTGACCTGTGGAGTGTGGTCCAAAAAATAACAAAACTTTGATTCCCAGGAACTTCTATAAATTGGGTCCGTTTTGCCTAAGTATTTTTGTCTATTTTCAACAATATACTTTCCCTTATAAAATCCGTCTTTTTTCCTTCTCCCCATGTTTTCCTACTTCAAAGACTTAATTAAAGAACTATAAGTGGGCCAATCTTCCATCATTTTATTCAATCTATTTTTAGAAAAGAATTTCATTAATTTTGAACTCTCTATTGGACGAGTTTGATCTTCACAATAGGTATTTATAATGCCTTTTACTAAATCTGGGGGAATGAAATCAAAGTCAATTAGAACTCTATTTCTGACATAGTTTTCCTTGATTTCTTTATTTCCTTCGGATACTTCTTTTTCAAGAAAATCATCAATTCCTTTTTTAAAAATGCTTTCAGCAGTTGCTAAACCAGTTCTGGGTTTAATTGCTGGTATTGAATCACTTTTATCACCAGTAATTATTTTTAGTTCTAATTCTCGTTTGGGATTAATACACTTAACCATTTTATTGTTAATTGGATCAAACTGTTGATTATTTTTGTTAGTTAATAACTGATGTAAATCTTTGTCGGTTGAAACAATAATATTAGAACCCTTTTTAAATTGTTCTCTACACAAAACCGCAATAATATCATCTGCTTCAGCTTGTGGATATTGAATTACATGAATTGTACTAAAAGTCTCTTTAATATCATTTCGAAATTCTTCAAATATTGGAAAGAACTTTTCAAAATCAACAACGGTTTTATCTCTAGCCCCTTTTCTATTGGCTTTATATCCATTAAAATGCCTATATCTCCAACTTCCTTTAACATCAAAAGCTAAAACAACTCTTTCTGGTTCAAACCTTTTAATCGTATTAAATAGGCTGTTCATAAACATATGACGCCAAAAAAAGAATCTTTCGTTGTCGGTTGGGTTTGTAAAGATGGCCGAGAATAATGTACGATAGGCCAGATTGTGCGAGTCGAAGATAAGTGTTTTCACATTGTTTTTAAGATCTTCTCTATCTTCTTTTGCAAAAAGCTCAGATAAACTACTTTTATTCATGCAATCCTCCTATGAAATCATTCAACGATCTAGTTTCAAATTTGTATTTCTTCAACTTACGTGTTTTAGCCGTATACTTTGCTTCCTCTGGTAAGAAAGTTTTTTCAAATAACTTAATAGGTATAATCTTTTGAACATATATGTGATGCTCTTGCCAAACCCATTTTTGGTTTATACCAAACAATCTCGTCATATTATTCATATCAAAGGCTGGTTTGATTTCAACATAAGAACCAATGTCTTCACCACGATTGTTTTCATTATTAACAAATGGAAGACTCCCGTGTTTAACTTCATCAAAAATATCATGGTAAAATATTTTATATGATTTATCATAATTCCAAAATATTCTAAAATCAGGCGTATACACGTGTCCCTGTAACAAAGTACTTTTCATAAACTTTCTTTTGGTCTTCATTTGCTTAAACCATGTATAAGTTACCGGATCAGAAAGAACAAGTTGATCATTATGATAACTAAAATCTTTTACAAAACCTTCGATTCTCAACTCTTCAAGATAAAGATAGAACAACCGCTCTTCTTCGGAATCAAACTCAATCCCATTGTATATTATCTTTGGCATCTTCTTTATCCTTATCGTCGTATATTATTCTCATATCATACGCAAGTCCTACTGGTTGTGACATTGGTTGAACGCCAACGATTTTGTTAGCTACCAATGAAGGAAAGGTTCGTTTAATCAATGCTAATGCGATTGGTCTAAATGAAAACGGTTCAATAGAATGAATATCTATATCATCAAGCCATTCAATCCATTCTTCAACTGAACAAAAATCAAATATTCTTTTTTCGTTTTTAATGTGTTGAATACAAACAACAACATCCATAAAATCTTCAAGAGTATGAGCGTTCTCTTGTTTCTTATAATATTTCCATTTAATCATGTTGAAATTGTCAATTGACTATAATAATTTGAGCTAAAATCAATATTAGCACTGCTAGAATACCAATATAGAGGAGCCGAAGAACCACTAACCGGATAATAATATGCCCAATTAGAATTATTATTATTATTAAAAGTAATAATCATTTCGCTTTTATCAATAATCTCCGGACGTTCTACCTCTAAAAGATAATGTTCAAATTCCCAAAAAGACATAGAATTTTTTGCTTCTAAAATGTCTATATCCTTTTTATGTTGACTAAAGTTTTGTTTTGAAAATCCCCATTTAATCATTTTATTTTCTCCTTATTCTATTCATATAAAAAAAACTTTATCATAAATTGAGTTTGTAAAAAACGGTTCAAGTTCTTCATACATAAAGTTATCTTTTTTTAAATATAGCAGTACATCGTTTACATCCCACTTATTTTTCTTCGGTAACTGATATTTTTTAATAAACTTCTGCCAACAGAATACATATTCACCCTTGGTTAAAAGTTCAATTGTTTTCGCTTTTGTCTCTGGTGTTTGAGCATCGTAGTCAATCATAAATCTCTTTTGCTTAAATTTCTTTAGTAATGGTTCTTCAATTTTTACACCGGTTACAGCAATCGAGTTTTCAACAAATATAGAATCAATCGGCCCTTCAAGAACCACAACCGGCCGATTATCATCTACTGTATAATAATTATATATGCTATTATGCTTACCTTTTCTAGACAAATATTTTGGTGTAATATAGTCATATAATGCTCTACCCTGATAATAGTAAATTTTTCCTTTATCATCGAAGAAAGGAATAATTAAACGATTATTATATGTTCCACCAGTTGCTACAAACCACTTACTCCAAATATCTTCTGGAATATTTCTATTAATACATAGACGTATTGCTTTGGCAAATGGTGGTGTGATTCCTTTTTTAATTGGTATGAAAAACTTTGTTTGCTCTTTTTCGGCATTCCTTTTCTTCACTTTCGGGTTTTTGATTTTTGGAATTGGTTTTTTATGTGGTTTTTTCGATCTTACAAGATCCCGATAATAATCCCGATAATGAATTGGAAAAAACTCTTTCATCCAATAAACAACTGGTTTTTTATAAAAGCAATTATGGCAAAAATACATCCAGGGTTTTTTACGTTTTAATATATAACCTCGCTTCTTCGAACGAGACTTTTTAGAATCTCCACAAACATTACATCGAAAATTATAATAATCATAACTTTCAGTTACGTTATCAAACGAACTTAAAATTAATCGAATTTGTCTTTCAAGCGCAATGTCGTCGTCCATATCGCTTAAATTCATAATATCCTCAAAAGAGAAGGGGAGTAAACAACTCCCCCTCTCTCAAAACGAACTAAACCAACAACCAATCAATCTTCTTCTTTTTGCAACTCACTAAAAAATTCAGAATCATCGCCATCAAAAACAGTATCTTCAGTTGTTTTAGACGTTTCTTCCTTCGGCATTTCATTATCTTCAGTAGATGTTGGAGTCGGATCAGGACTAGGCCCACTAGCACCAACTACTCGATTGAATTTTCTTTCCAGTTCGTCATAGCTCTTAAATTTTTCAGGCGAAACAAATTCAGAAAGTTGAAACAAACTTTCAGCAATCTTTTCAATTTCGGCATCTGTTCCGACCGGCGAAGGATTATCAAAATTACAATCATCATAGTTTGGCATTTCAACATTAAAAACTTTAACTTTTTTCAAAATAAGTTTAAAATCAGCACCATCATAATAATCAAAAATCATTACGGGATCATTAATCGAATCTTCTCCCGGCTGAATTTTGTTCATAATTTTATCATGAACTTTCTTTCCATATCTATAAAGAAAGACTTTTCCTTCGTTTTCTGGGTTAGCCGGATCCTTTATAACAATAATGTTCGACATATAATTTTGCTTTCTCTTTCTTCTTCTTGCAAGGTCTGGATCAGTATCCCAAACCGCCGAATTTGCCTTACAGACTGGACACTCTTTTTTAAGAGTTGTTGGACAGTTTTCAATATACCATCCACCAGGACCTTTAATAGAGTGGCTATAATAGCTCACAAACGGAATATCCGTATCCGGCGATGGAAGGAATCGAATAATTGCTTGAGCAGTCCCATTATCATTAAACTTAGGATAGTAAATTCTTTCGTCTTTATAAGAATTACCATCACCTTTCTTTTCAGCCTGCTCTTTAATTTTGTCCATTGTCTTCGACCAATCAATCTTAAACTTCTTTTTTTGCATTAGAAGAACCTCCTTTTAAATGTGTCTTCTATCTTCTTTGCAATCCTTACGAATTGCTCAAATTCTGTATTAATTATAACATTTTCCTTCCGTTTTGTCAAGAACTTTTCAATGTTTCTAGTGAAAAAAACTGGTGAAATTTTACCCTGAATTGTTAAAATATAAGCAATGTTTGTTCCGTCTTCTTTGATATCAAAATAATTTTGAATACTTTTAAACTCAAGTTCTTTATGTATTGCTTTAAGAAGTTTTAAATCTTCTTTTAATCTTTTGGCTGTGAAAAGTTTCATTGTATCAGTTATATGTTTTGGTTTAATTTTATAAAGATTAATCCTTTTTTCACCCACCAAATAACGATACAATAAAAATATTGCAAGATCCTTAATCGTGTAATACCCATTTTCAATATCGTTATATATTCTTTTAGCGTTTTCCGTATAAAACTTCGAAGACCTTTTAAATCTTACAAGATGAGATTTCTGAAATAAATCCAAGTTTCGTCCTTTTTTAACAAAGTCATCTATGTTTCTAATAACCGAAAACACAAAAAGAGTTGAATTTTTCATATTACTCCAAAATTTGACTAAGATTTGTTTCTTCAATCTTTATACGAAATTTTCGAGCCATTTCTTTTTTAAGCTCAAATTTTGTTTCACTATCAAGAACTGATAAAATCTTTTTAAACCTAGCAAATGATTCTTCAAGATAGATAACAGTATCTACAAGACTAATATTTGCTTCTTTTTTAGCACGTCTTACTGTGACATTAAAACGGCTTTGTTCACCAGCACTTAATCTTTTTCCGTCAAAAACTTCTTTAATTTGTCGATGATTATATCCATTTTCGTTCATCCACACAAAGAACTCATTTTTCATAATCTCATTGACTAATTCAAGTTCGTTTATACGATTGTAAACTTTTTCCCTGTCAAAAGTAGTGATTTTGTGTTTAGACATTTGTTCTCCTATTCAAAGTTAATCATTCTTTTAAATTTATCATCAGTATCTTTGTTCAAAATTCTTTTAACATCATCGACGGTTTTTTGAATTTTCTCTTTTTCATCTTTTGGATTTGGAGGGTCTTTCGTAATTGATTTCGCGGTTCCATGAATCGAAGACTCTTCGTCTTCAAACACTCGCATCCTATAATAATCTACATTTACTGTAATCTTCTTTTTATTTAACCCGTATCTGTTTTTCAAAACAATCCAAACAAACTTACCCATGGCTCTCATTTCTTCAGATTGAGTGACACCAACAATCACGTCAGCCGTTGCGGCTGTTCCAATAGAATCTGAAATATCTGTCAAATCAATTTCAGAATCACCAAATCCCTTTCGATTGGTTTGAACAGCCGATACAATTGGGATACCCATCTCTACAGCAATTGCGCGAACTTCTTCGGAAATTCTTTTAACTTCAAGATAAGAATTATCACTTTTGTTTTTGTAAATTGGGTTCATAATACCAAGATAATCAATAAAAATAATATCTGGTACAAACTTCTTTCTTACTTTCAGTTCTTTAACTAAATTACGAATATGATTAGAATTAATTGATCTTGGTGGATATTCTTTAAGAACAATCTTTTTATCTACTTCAGATCGAATCTTTTCAAACTTTTGATGAAATTTGTCTTTTGTAAGAAGCTTCAAATCCTCTGTAGATACATCAAACATATTAGACATCATTCTTTCGGAAATTTTATCTTCTGACATTTCACAAGTTACATACAATACGTTTTTATTTTTAAGAATACAATCAACAGCAAGCGAAGTCATGATAAGAGATTTACCAAGATTCGTTTCAGCCATAAACAGTGTCAAAGATTTTTCATGAAAACCACCTTCCGTAATTTTATTTAAATCCGTAATACTTGAAGGAATAACTCTGTCTTGGTTGTGTAAGAAAGTATATAACCGTTCTTCTTCTTCTAGAAAATCTAAACCAACTTTTGTATCAAAACTAAAAGCAATAGCTTCGCGTAATTGATCTGGAGTTTTCTTTAATTCTTCTACTTTTCCGTTGTTTAAATTAATAGCAATATCTACATTAACATTATGAACTAATTTATCTCTTAGAAAAGACTCAATTTCTTCCAAAAGAAAATCGGTTTGATATTCAGAAATATCCATTTCCATTATTTCGATAAGTCGGTTATAAACATCTTCGTTATCTAATTCTAAGCGCATTTCTGGTACGGTTGGAAACTTTTCAAACCTCTCATTCATAGACAAAGCCGTTTTAATAAGCTGAAGATTTTTTTGATCTTCAAATATTTCAGGTACAAGAAAAGGTACAGTTTTTTCTCGAACCTTGTCATTAATAAACAAAAATTTAATCAATACTTTTTCAAAAAATATTGCATCCATTAGACCCTCTTTTTCTTTTTCTTAGTTAGTTTTTTTGCAGTTTTTGGTGACATAATATCCAAAGCATCTTCTTCAGTTGCAATATCCAAAGGACTTTGGAATGTATATTTCTTTTCAAGCCAGTTCTTAAATTCAGTTTCTTTGAATATTGGAAGCCAAAAATCACTGTTGTAAATTTCATTTTCTCGGAACTTTTTATCACCTTCAAGATAGCTTCGAGTGTAATGACCAGCACTTGGTTTTGTAACTACTCCACATTCGAGAGCATCGTCTAGTATTCCATAAAAAATATCTAAACCACCATCCATCTTTATTCGGAATTTTAACTTGCTTTTCTCTTTAGACCATCTTGATTTATAAGTTTCTGCTGTAATAATATGTCCAACAATTGTATCATCAGACGAAGACTTTTTCTGTTTAGCGCGACTTTTACCAAGCACAACACAGTCACTATTAAATATAAGTTTTCGTCCA